TGATGGCGTCGTGCTCGCCGGGGTAGCTTTCGCCCTTGTGGACCGCCTCGCCGAGATAGGCGCGGTTCGACAGCATCCGATAGAGATACTTCTTGTCGATCGGGTTGCCGCGCGGCGTGCGGATGCCGCGCTTGCCGACTTCCCGCGCCAGTTCCGTGCAGGAGCCGATCTCGAGGAAACGGTCGAAGATCCAGTGCACGTGCGCGGCGCTCTCGTCGTCGACCAGCAGCTTGCGGTTTTCCACCCGGTAGCCATAGGGCGGCACGCCCCCCATCCACATGCCCTTGCGCCGTGAGGCGGCGACCTTGTCGCGGATGCGCTCGGCCGTCACCTCGCGCTCGAACTGGGCAAAGGAGAGCAGGATGTTCAGCGTCAACCGCCCCATCGACGTGGTCGTGTTGAACGACTGCGTCACCGAGACGAAGGTCACGCCATTCCGGTCGAACACTTCGACCAGCTTGGCGAAATCCGCCAGCGAGCGGCTGAGGCGGTCGATCTTGTAGACCACCACCACATCGACCAGCCCATCCTCGATGTCGGCCAAGAGCCGCTGCAGGCCGGGCCGTTCCAGCGTGCCGCCGGAAATGCCGCCGTCGTCATACTGATCGCGGACCAGCACCCAGCCCTCGGAGCGCTGGCTGGCGATGTAGGATTCGCAAGCCTCGCGCTGGGCGTGCAGGCTGTTGAACTCCTGCTCCAGCCCTTCCTCGGAGGATTTGCGGGTGTAGACGGCGCAGCGGAGCTTGCGGACGAGTTTCGATTTTTCCGGCGGTTTCGTCATGTCCGCCCCCTGTGGTTCCTGAGCCCGAAGAACACCCAGCCGTTCCAGCGCGTGCCGGTGATGGCACGGGCGATGGCGGAGAGCGACTTGTAGGGCCGACCCTGCCATTCGAAACCGTCGGCGGTGACGGTGACGATCTGCTCGACGCCCTGCCATTCGCGCAGCAGGCGCGTGCCGGTAATGGGACGGTCTCGGTCGGCGCGGATGCTGCGCCGCGATCTGTCGCCGCCGTCCAGTTCCTCGCCCAGCCGCTCCAGTCGCCGGATGGTCTCGGGTTTCAACCCGCCATAGGCGAGTTCCTGAATGCGGTAAGCCAGACGGGATTCAAGGTAGCGGCGGTTGAACGGCGGCGGCTCGCTGTCGAACAGGTCACGCCACTGCGCCTTCAGGTCAGGCGTCGGGATGGTCTTCAGCGCAGCAAGGCGCGCAGGGATGGGATCGTGGGTCGTCATGCGGTTCTCCGGTCGGTTGGAGTTGCATGACGGCATCGGTCGGGCGGATAGTGTAGGCAACTTTCTCCTGTATCGTCAGATACTTTGCCGTCAGCCCGCATCCGCGACCGAATCAGCCCGAGCGCCAGCAGGCCGCACAGCTCGGTGCGGCGTTCTGCGGGCGTCATCAGGTCGGGCGGGAGCGGATTGGGGCGTTTCATGCGGGCCTCGGAGCGGTGGTCTCCTCTGGCCTCTACTCACCTGCATCGCGAAACGTCCCACGGTGGCGCGCTGCGACAATGCGGCCCAATCGGGCTCGACTCCCGGTTGATCCGTCGGCTAGAACATAATCAGAACAGTTCTTCACCTTCGCCCGGTGAATCGGACGTGCTTCTTTGGCCGGCGTAATGCGGGTCGTGGAGGCGCAATCCGGTTTGCGACTGCAAGCGAGAAGGTTTCAGGGCGAAAGGAGCGCACGTGGCCAAGAGGATCAGGAATTTCGTCGATCGTGCCTTCTCCAGAACCGTCGATCTCGAACTGCTTCACCGCCTGCTGAGCCCCTATCTCGGCCAGATCGACTTCGATTGGGATGGGTTGCCGGAGGACGAGGGAAAGCGGCGCGAGGCGATCTTCGGCCTTTTCGCCAGGGCCGACATGCGCTTTCCGGCGAAGCTGCAATTCGCCCTCTACAACATCTCCACCCTGTCGACGGATGCCGGCGCCCGGATCATCCAGGAGATCGCCTCGGAAGCCGGGGTGGATGTCCTGTCGGCCTGTCGTATCGACGGCGCCGCTGACGATTTGCGATTCACGCCCCGCTTCATGGCGCTGGTCACCTGGCTCGATCACCGTCCGATCTTCGACCGTGCCCTCAGCGCGGTGGCGTTTCTTGCCCACTCGTCCAAGCTCGAACGCGATGCGGAACGGGAGGACGTCGAACTTCGGCACCATGATGCCGGGGTGAAGGACGGTTTCGCCGAGGCGGCGCGGCTGCATTTCGCGGGCCGCTACAACGGGCATTATTGCGACGTGCGGTGGTTCGAAGAGGACGATCTGCTGCGTGTGCTGGTCCTGCACGGTTCCAAGCCAGAGACGAAGAACGTCGACCAGGAAGGCGCCGAGGACACGCTGAAGTTCCGCGAGATCGTGCAGTCGACGATCGAGTACGACCAGCGACGGAGCGCGATCTCCGTTGGATCGAAGTCCGCAACCGACGCCAAGAAACTGGTCAAGCTCTTCGGTGCGCATGTTCTCGGAGATGGCGACATTTTCGAGGCTTCGGCCAAGGAGGAACTCTACACCCTCGCTCCCCTGCAGCGGCACGGCGAGAGGTTCAGATTCGCCTTCGATCCCGACGGCGACATCACGCATGTCGCGCTGCGGGAAGTGCGCATCGACGAGGCGCAGCTGACCGCCACGGGGCGCTTGCGTCGCTCGCCGTGGTTCCTGGCGCTCGGCGATTCCGAAAATGCGCTCAGGCGCCTGAAGGATTTGGCCCCAGAGATCGAGGTTGCCGACGTGCGGATCGTGCATGCCAAGATCGACGTCACCATCGAAGTGGACGGCAGCGAAATCGTGGTGCCGGTGACGATCAGACCGCCGCGGACGGTCAGCATGCGCGATCACTCGCACGAACGGCTCATTCTCGAAATGCTGGAAGACAATGAAATCCGCAAACGCCGCCGGACTGATCAGGCTGCTGCTGCAGCAGAGTGATCGCCATCCGATCCGGGCCGTCGGTGCCGCCGATCTGCTGCCCTACGATCCGCGTTTCATCCGCTCGCTCCGGAACCTCGGGATCCTGACCGAGCGCGAGGATCTGCGCGACGATGGCGCGACCGTCCTGCAGGTCGTCGACGAGGCGCTGATCGCCATCGATCCGGAGACCGGCGCCTGCGAACGCCATGACGATGCACTGGACGTCCGGGCCTTCGACATCGATCTCGCCGCGATCTGCCGCGCGATCCGCGAGCAGTCGGGGCTGGAGGGTCCAGGCCCGACGCCGATCTCGACGCGGGTGTGGCGGCTCGGTCGATCTCCGCGGCTCGGACGGGTGGCCGAGATATGCCTCGTGCGACTGTTGCGCGAGGGAACGGCACAGGAAATCGTCGATCACGTCCGGGGCGCGATCGACACGGAATCCTCGGTCGCGCTGATCAGTCTGGGTCGTAGCGATCTGCCTACCGCGGTCGCCCGCCAACTCGACGCGTTGCGCATGACTGTGGCCGTGGCCGAGGATCTGATGGGCCACGTCACGGGTGCACCTTTCGCACTGGACCTGGATCGGATTCGCCTCGCGTCTTCGATGCCAGCCGTCGAGACCCGCCTGGTCGTCGACCGGACAGGACGACGCGTGATCTTGCAGAACGTCGAACTCGGCATCGAGCCGAGGGACTTCGATGTGTTCGTCCTGCTGGCCGAAGAGGCAGCGGATGCCGGCGGCTGGGTGCTGCGCGACAGCATCGCTGCAGCGCTTCGGGCCAGCACAGGGCGCGATGGCAATCCCGAGCAGGTCGATCGCAGCATCAATCGCCTGCGCGACATTTTCCGCAAGGAACAGCGCTTGCCCGGGGTTCCGAAGAACGGCTTCATCGAAACGAAACCCAAGGTCGGCTGTCGCCTGACGCTCGCGTCGTCCGATATCGGTTTCATGGCCTAGACCCCTTCTCCGGCACCGGGAGGTTTTCGGGAGGTTTTCGGGAGAAATCCGAGAGATAAATAATTTCAGCAGGTTGCATCTTCGGCTGGTCACCAGAAACGACCAGGACCGAACGACATGCATCCCCCGATTTCCCCCGCCGACCTTGCCACCCTGATCGACGAAGCTGCCGTTGCCGCGCGCCGCGTGCATCGCAAGCTGTTGCTGCCCGCCGCCGATCTCGATGATCTCCGCCAGGACCTGCTGGTCGATCTGATCTGCCGCTTGCCCGGCTTCGACGCCCGGCGCGGCGACATCGGCGCCTTCGCCAATATCGTCCTGCGCAACCAGTCGTCGCGGATCGCGATCCGGCATCACCGTCAGCGCCGGGCGCAGGGCGGGACGATGCTGTCGCTGGACGTGCCCGCCGCTGGCGGGACCGAACCGCTCGGTTGCCTGCTGGCGGAAGCCGACGGGCTGGCCGCATGGCACGGCCAGGACCTCTGCGCGACCGAGGATGCCGAGCTTCGGCACGATCTCGCCCGCGTGCTGGGCGATCTGCCCGAGGAGGCCCGCAGCCTCTGCGCCGCGCTCGGCACCTGCGCCATCGCCGAGATCATCGGCCAGACCGGCACCTCCCGTTCCGCCCTTTACCGCCACATCGCCCGGCTGCGGCTCGATCTCGCCATGCGCGGTTTCGGGGCGCGGTGGGACGGTTCGCGGGCGGCGTGAGTAGAGGGGAAAGGAGGAGATCATGTTCATGCCCGCCACCGCATTCACCCCGATCCGGCCCCGGCCGCTCACCGATATCGAATTCTGCGCCTGGATCGGCCAGGCCGTGCCCGGCGACCGGCTGGAATACCATCGCGGGTTCCTCGGCATCGACACCACTGCGGTGATCTCGACGCTGCCAGAGCCGGAGCGCCGCCGACTCGGGGCGCTGGCCAGCGCAGCATACCGCGCCTTCGACGCCGCACTGGTCCACCTGGTGCAGGTGCGCCTCGGTCCTGACCGCTTCGCCTATCTCGCCATCGCGCGGACCAAGCCCCGCAATGCGCCGATCCCGTTTTCCCAACTCATCGTCACAGAGGAGGCCGCCTGATGCGCGCCACGCTCGCCTGGATCGGGGGTCGGCTCCCGCCCTCCCTCTATTTCGCCCTGGCTGGGAAACCGGCCGCCCCCATGACCGGAAATCCTGACATGACCGAACCGAATGGCCCTCTTGTGCGCCTGCGCCGGGCCTTCCGCAGCCTCGAAGACCTGCCCGAGGTAATCCCCACGTCGTGGCGTCCCGGCATTGCCACCGGGCCGCTGCCCGTCGAGACCGCGAGTGTCGATGATATCGCGATCGCGATCGTCGCCGCGAATGCCGAACTCTCAGTGGCCATCCAGCGGTCCTCCGCACTGGAAAAGCTCCACCGCCTTGCACGCGAAGCCGGGGCGGTCGGAACGGACTGCGCCGTCGATGCTGCACTGACGCGGGAGGGGCGCTGATGGCCATGCCGTTCCCTTCCGCTGATGTTCCGGCCGGCCCGCAGCTCGCAAACACCCCCGGCCTCGACGATCTCGATCGCCTCGCCATCGGCGATATCGCCGCCCTGCCGCCCGAGATGCTGCTTACGCTGCAAGAGGCGGCGCTGGCGGAGACCGCGCGCGTCAAGCGCCTGCGGGACCGGCTCGAGGCCGGGATCGGCCAGCGCTACGGCGCGGCCAGCGAGGCCGAGCGTGCCGCACAGGGCAAGACCAGCGGCACGGTTCGGATCGAAGATGCCGGCGTGGTGGTGATCGCCGATCTGCCCAAGAAGGTGACCTGGGATCAGGACCGGCTGGCTGCCATGGCCGCGCGCATCGCCGAGTCCGGCGACGATCCGACCGAATATCTCGAGATCGCCTACCGCGTGCCCGAGCGCCGGTTCACCGCCTGGCCCGAGGCGATGCGGGAGGGCTTCGCATCCGCCCGTAGCGAGAGCACCGGCAAACCCGTGTTCCGGCTCGAGACCCGAGACCGGTGACGCGCGGCGGCGGGACGCCCGGTCGGCAACGCCGGGCAGGTTCCCCTTCGGCACCCGGTCACCCCCGCCGCCGCGCCGCTTCCAATCCTTCGGAGAACAACATGACTTTACGCATCATCACCGCCGACGAACGCCTCTCCTCGGCCGAGAACAAGACCTCGCTGGCGATCTTCGGCCCGCCCGGCGTCGGCAAGACCACGCTTCTGAAATCGCTGCCCGCCGAGGAGACTGTTTGCCTCGATCTCGAGGCCGGAATGAAGTCGGTGCAGGACTGGCGCGGGGCGTCGATCCCGGTGCGCAGCTTCGCCGATTTCCGCGATCTGGTCGTGCTGATCGGCGGCCCGGACCCGGCGCAGCACCCGCAGTCCTGGTACGGCACAGAACGCCATGCCTGGTTGCAGGCCCAGCACCGCGACAGCGGCATCGAGGCGTTCCTGGCATCGCGCCGCATCGTCTTCGTCGATTCGATCACCGATCTGACCCGACAGGCCATGGCCTATGCCCGCCAGCAGCCGGAAGCCTTCTCGGACCGCACTGGCAAACCGGATGTGCGCGGTGCCTATGGGTTGCTGGGACGCGAGGTGATCCAGGCGCTCAAGCACCTGCAGCATGCCCGCGGCAAGACGGTGATTTTCGTCGGCGTGCTGGAAAAGGTCACGGACGAGTTCGGCACGGTGACCTGGCAGCCGCAGATGGAAGGCTCCAAGGCGGGCCGGGAACTGCCCGGCATCGTCGATCAGGTGGTCTCGATGCAGCTCTTCGCCCGCGATGCCGAGGGCGGCTGGCTGCTCGACGAGACCGCCGCCGAGCGCCGCCTCGTCTGCAAATCCGGCAACCCCTGGGGCCTGCCTGCCAAGGACCGCTCCGGCCGCCTCGACATGACCGAGCCGCCCGATCTTGGCGCATTGCTCGCCCGCATCGACGGCCGCGCCCCCGCCCAATCCGCATTCGCCTCCTGATCCCGAGAAAGGACTGACCCATGAGTTACGATCTGAACGACGCCCAGCCGCAGATGGCACCCATCGGCGAGTTGATCCCCGATGGCACCTTCGCCAAGGTGCGGCTGACCATCCGCCCCGGCGGCGTGAACGGCGCCACGCCGATGGATGCCGGGGTGCTGAAAGCCTCGCAATCCAGCGATGCCAGGATGCTCGACTGCGAATTCACCGTGACCGAAGGCGCCCATGCCCGGCGCAAGTTCTGGCAGAGCTTCACCGTGGCCGGCGGCAAGGTTGACGAGAAAGGCCAGTCGATCGGCTGGAAGATCTCGAAATCCACCTTTCGCGCCATGGTCGACAGCGCCCTTGCCCTCGATCCCAAGGATGAAAGCCCCGCCGCCAAGGCCAAGCGGGTGCTGCCCGGCCTCAAGCATCTCGACGGCATCACCTTCGCCGCCCGGATCATGGTCGAGCCCGCCTCCAACCCGCAATACCGCGACCAGAACCGCATCGCCAACGTCGTTCTGCCCGACGAACCGCAGCATGGGGCGGTCATGCGGGGTGAAACCGTCGCGCCGGAACCCGTCAATGCCCCGCCGCGCAAGACCGCGAGCAGCACGCCGCCGGGCTGGCAGGCCCCGGCACCGGCATGGGGTGCGGCGCAACCGGCACCCGCGACGCCGAACTGGGGTGCGCAACCCGCCCCTGCGGCCCAGGCGCCGGTCTCGCCACCGGCACCACAGCCGGCGTCGCCCCAGCCCGCAGCCGCGGGGGCGCCGGGGGCACCGGCCATGCCCGCCTGGCTCAATGGCTG